TCCCAGTAGCCTGTCACATTCGTTGTCAGGCTGTAGCTGCCAGAAGGCACATATACTTGCAGGCCTGTAGCTGCCGCCGCTGTAAACGCTGCCGTGTCATCCGTGATTCCATCCCCAACCGCCCCGAAATCTCTCACGCTGACTGTCTCGGCCAGCTTCGCTTCGACGTTGGTGAAGACCGATGAGGCGTCTGGCAGCTTGTAGGTAACGTCCTGCGCGTCGATGTTCGCAGCGGTGTCGTAATTGTAACCGATGTCGAAGACGAACTCGTCCCCGTTGTCGGCCCCTGCCGTCAGCGTGATTTGGCTGTAGCCGGTCTCTGCGTAGTCTTGACCTACGATGAGGCGCAGACCGTTGCGGTAGACGAACAGGTTGTTCGTCCCGGGGATGTAGGTGCGGCTGAGGTTAAACACCGTCTGGCCTGAGATAGCGGTGATGACCTGCTGGTAGGTGCTGCCTGCGTTGGAGCTGGGGTCTTTGTAGTTGAGGTCGGAGAAGACCTGAACGCCCTTGTTATTGGTGACGCGAATCGAGTAGGTGACAAAACCGGTGTAGAGCCGCCCAGGAGAACCGTTGCGCGAGAAGTACCCATTGATGGTGCGTACCGGCTGTGCAGCGGGCTGCGTGAGGGCCTCGTCCCAGTATACCGGTATCGGGTCGGTGACGGGGTTGAGGTTCGCGCTGCCAACGTAGACGTAGCCGTTGTTGAGCGGCGAGCCGTCGGTGTCGTTGAAAGACGGGAAAGGGGAGGTGATGGCGTATGACATGGGTTATTCTTCTGGTTGAGGCTGAGGATTCAACAGTTCCTTATTTGACCCCAAGTAATTTGCGATGCTTGAGACAACCGATTTTTCTGCTTGAGAACCGGATTTTACTCTACCTAGCTGGGCTAGCAGATTGCGTCCCGCTTTGGACTCATACAGACGAACCATGCCGCTGCTAAGGAGAGAAGTAGCCGCTGCTCCAACTACGCCAATTTGATTTGCAAGACCTGAGAATGCAACAAATGGAACAGCCTGAGCGCCCGTTGGAGGGTTTGCCGCAAACTCGCCTGCTCTTCGCGTGTAGTCCAATGCCTTTTGCAATCCATTGATGCTATCACGGTCTGCGCCACTGAAGAAGACATTAACTTGGTCTTCAAGTTTCCGAAGTTGCGTCGCAAAGCGGTTTGGCACAACAAGTCCAGTTTCTGCATTTTTTGCATTTTCAAGCGCCCTGCTGATAATTGCAGCACGCCCAACTTCGCGTCCATCAGTTGAGAGATTTTTGTAAAGCCGCTCAATGCTACTCTTCTTTTCAGAGAAAAGCAGATTGTTCACAATTTCAGGAGTGATGTCCCCACGTTTCAAAAGAGAGTTGAATGCTCCGGCTTTTAAGTCATCTGCAAGGTCGGACAGCGCAGTGTTTGACACTTTCCACTTGGTGAAGTCAGTTGGCTTTCCAAACTTTTTGATATGGTCGCCAAGGTCTTGATTCAAGACAGTGTAAACCTCTCTGTAAGCATTTGACATTGCATCTTTGATTGATGCGATTGATGGATCAGTAAGACTTGCAGCGAGAACCTTTCTCCGCGCTTCAATTTCTTGTGGTGTTTTACCAGAGATTTCCACCGCAAAGTTGAGCAGCTTTTCAATGCCTTTTTGGTTTTCCGTAGGGCTAATCTTCTCAAGTTGAAGGGCCAAATCTTCAGCTTTCTTTGCGGTCTGCGTCATGTCTACCGGCTGCCCGGTAGCTGATAACCTATCAAGGACATCATTTTTATTCCCTGTCAGCTTTTTGATGATTTTCTCTCTTTGAGAAATCGCTTTGCTTGCAAGTTCTTCTGTAAGCGTATCAGAGCCAACGTTTGCAAACTCTGAAACAAAATCCTGAATTGCTTCAGACCGCTGCTTTTCCTGTCTTCTAAGCATCGATCCAGTTCCAAATGGCGTCATTTCTCTGGCCTTTGCAATGGCGTTTGCAAGCGGAGTCTCAGGCTTGAACTCCTGTGATGTGAGCGTTTCAATGCCTCGCTTCTCTGCTTGCACTGCTCCCTCTGGAATTGCTGCTTTTGGAGCAATTCGCGATCCAGCACCAATGCCTGCACCGACGCCACCGGCAAGCCCTGCCAAGAACTGTCCTGTTGGGCCATATCCTGACTCCTTAGCGGCCTGCATTCCGACTTCTGAACCAGTTGATGCGGCAATCTGTTCGGCCGGGTTCTCAGAAAGGAACTTTCCAGCGGCCTGCATTGCAGGTCTTGCTGAAGACGCAAGAGCTTTGCCTAGCCCAACCTGACCAAGACCTTCACCAACACCGCGTGCAGCAGCTCCTGCAAGTCGCTCTGCTTCGGTGTCTGCCTGCGGCACTCCAAGCTGCGTGAGATAGTGGCGAAGAGCATCGGATGGTTTCGTGTAGTGCGTTCCGAACAGCGAGTTGATTCCGCCCACAATCGGGTCTGCCAACGTCATCCCTGCTGCCCCAATCAAAGCTCCAGGAACAGCGCCTATCCCACCTGTAGGCACTCCGCCCATAAGAGCCCCGCCAGCGGCCCCCAATGCTGCCGGGCTAGCTGATATCGCCATTTCCCCCAGAACGCCTCCAGCGGTCGTTTGCGGCCTCCCAATCATCGCCTCTTCACTGGCAGCCGAAGGTAGACCCGCCGGTTGTTCTGGCGCGGGAGCGGGCGCTTCGGGGGAAGGGGCGGATTGCTCTGCATCCGGTTTCATCCCATATCGTTTAGCAATATCAACCGCTATGAACGGAAGCGCTTCAGGAGAGTCTGCTTCAACATCAAACTTTTTCCCGCCAATCTCTAATTCGTAAGTCGGCATGAATTATTTCTCCATGAATTTGTATTTAAATCCTCCAGCAGTTCCTGTTTGCTGCGTTGGAATTGCTGGTGGAATTGATTTTCCTGCACGAATTTCTGCTGGCGTTTGTTTCTTCTTTGGCTGAAGTAGAGAGTCGAGCGACTCGCTTGGAAGAGCAAAGATGTTGTCTGGATCAAGGCGGTATCGTTCCGCAATGATCTTGGTTTTGTTGTAATACTTATCGTACTCACTTTGAGAGGTTTTCATCCTCTCTTTTGCAAGGCGCAATACGTCATTGCGTGTCTTTTCGGATAGCCTTCCTCTTCCTTGAAGCTCACTTACCAGTCCTTTAAACTGCTCAGGAAGGTTTCCGCCGCTTATTCGACCGGCCTCAGTGATACTTACCGTTGAAGTCGGGTCGTCTATCTTTACAAGATTGGTAATAGCCGATGCGTCTCCAGAAGAAGTTTCAAGATCAAGAGCGCTGCGAATGCCTCGAGCAATGTCTCTTCTCAAAACGTAGGAACGAACCATAGGTTCCGCCTCAAAAGATTCCTTCATCTGAATCTCTGTTGAACGCTTCTTGTCTGGATCAAGACCGCCTTCTTGCTTCAGTTGCAATTCAAATTTCTTCAAATTGGTTTCAGCTTGCTTTGCCTCTGTCTCAGCTTCTTTCTCAGCGAGAGACTCTGGTGCGCGTTCCTTCAAGAAGTTTAAGTAGCCTTCTGCTTTCTTCGGGTCTGTTTTGGATTGATTCATGTATCCAATGTTCGCCCAGATTGCAGGTGTAGCGTCTTCAGGAAGCCTTTTGACAACCTCTTCAAGTTCTTTAGCCATGCGCCTTGAGACTGGATTTGGATCCTTGTTCAAAGCCTCAATCTGGTCGTTGAGTACCCCGAAAGCTCGCCCGTTGTCTTTTGCCAGACCGAACATACTGGCTTCCACAATAGTGTTCACAACGCCATCGCGATACTTGTTCGGCATTGCGCCCAGGATGTTATCAAACCGTTTCGCTTCCTCGACGGGAAGCAACGTATTCAACTCGGCAATCTGCTGAACAGATTTTGGATCAGGATTGTTTGGATCCATATTCTTAAAAAGCCTGCCAGTCCTAATCCTTGCAGCATCCGTAAGAGCTTTTCGTTCGTTCTCATTTGTAAGACCGATGATACCTCCAAGAACATCAGCCCCAGCGGTTTCATTCGTAGCAAACTCGTTCATCACGGTTGCAACCTTCTCTCTTCTGGCAATCTCTGATTCGGCTGCCTTGAGTTGCATTCGGTATGCATCTTCCGCACGCGCTTCGCCTCTTGCCGCACGCGCTGCCGCTGCTGCGCTCTGCGCCATCTGCTGCTCTCTGGCCTTAATGGCAAGCTGCGCTTCCTGAAGTTGGTAAGGAGCAAGAGCCGCTGCTTGTTCGCGTTGCGCCTGTGCCGCACGCAACCCCTCGATGGCTGATAGCCCTTGAATGAGATTCCCGCCAAACATACCGGTGTTCGGCTGTGGGATGTTGATGCCGTAGTTGTATTCAGCCATACGTTTAACTTTGGATGTAGTACCCGCGTGCAGCAGATGGAGAATCTCCACCGAAGTAAGCTACCGGTGCTCCGCCGCCAGCAGCAGTTGCTTCTGCTGCGGTCTTGTAGAATCCACCAGTTCCCAACCCTCCACCTCCACTGCCAAGCATATTCAGGAGAGCAAAGTTCTGCACGCCGCCTGAAAGGGCATTTGAAGCTCCCATAATCCCCTGTGCCTGTGCTTGCGCGGAACCAATGATACCGGCAGCCTGTGCGGCCCCCTGAGATGCCATAAGCCCGCTGATTGCGTTCCCGCTCTGCGCGGCAGCTCCAGCCTGTCCTGCTGCCGATGCCTGCCCAAGGTTAAGCAAGTTCTGCGCACCGGCCTGTCCAACGCTGGTAAGCCCGGCAAGGCGTGCGTACTGCTGGTCAATGAGTTGGTTCAGAAGCTGTGGCCGGTAACGCGCCAGAGCTGACTGCGTGTCCTCTGCCCCACGGCGACCGGTAGCCGATGCGGTTGCAAGCAACCCTGCCTCGCCCTGCTTGGCGAGCTCTTGGAAAAGCGGCCCCTGTTCAATCTGCTGGATGGCTTGACGCTGCTGGTCAATGCCCATCTGCTCGTACTGCTTGTCCTCAAGGATTGGGGTAAGCAGCGCCTGTTGTTTTGCATACTGTTCTGCCTGTCCTTTCGCCTGAATATCGCGAACGTTTTTGTCGCTTTCCTGCTGGAACTGAGCAATTAGATCCTCACGCGCCTGCCTGACTGCCATCTTCCCCTTCTGGCCTTCAGCAAGCGTTGGCTTCTTGTAAGCAGCGGATTTCTTGAACAGCGCAAGCTCTTGCTCGCGGTTGCGGATGTACTCATCGACGTTCGATTTGGTAATGTCAGAAAGCTGAGAAAGTTGCGTGAACTCAGGAGATTGACGCGCCCTTGCCAATGCCTCCTGACGGGCCGCTTCGCCGCCAAGACCGGTGAGCGCCTGCAATCCGCGAATGGCACCGGGGCCTGCGCCGATGTACGGCTGTGTCAAATCAGGGCGTCCAGCTGAAATATAAGGAGCAAGGATTTCTCGAATCTGATCAAACTGACGGCGCTGCTCGTCAATGGCACGGCCTTGCGCTTCAGCCTGCGTTCTTGCTGCTGACTTTGCAGCTGCTGCGCCTTTTTTGGCGGCAAGCGAAGACCCAACAATACTAGCACCTGCTGCACCTATTGCAATTGCTGATGTAGTTCCAACGCCAGCGGCTGCCGCTGCCGCTCCAAGACCAAGTCCTGTTCCTACTGCTACAAAAGCCATTTTTATTCCTCCTTATTATTTACACTTTCAAGCAACTTCATTGCTTCTTCATGTTTAATAAAGCAGTTGCTTTTTCTAACAAGAGTGGACTCAAGCACATCAACGCTTGTTTCTTCAGTTGGATGAATTGTTGCAAACTTCATTTCCTCAAGTATGTACAGCACCTTTCGTACATTTGGTTTCGAGATGAAGTAACATGGTGCAATAAGGTCTTCGATAACACCATCAATCATCACTCTGGCCTTGCCTGTAAGAACCACATTGAAATGTTCTGTGAGATGTTCGTGCCCGATGATAAGACTTCCCGCGGGCATCGTTATCTCGCGCATATAGACGCCCGGAGCAAAGTTATGCTTCAGAGGACATTCAACTTGCGGAAAGTTTAGCAGTTGCTCCTCAATGGCCTCAATCTGCTCGTTTATAGGAACTGACAAGTCAGCACTCATTACGTCACTTCCCTCCCTGAAGCCATGATGGTCAGCGCGGATGCCGCGCTTGCCAGAGTTGAAATAGCCCCGCCTGACTCAAGGATCTGCCCGATGAGTTCTGGGCAAGCATAGGTCTCATTGGGGACGATGACTTTCGAGGCCAAGATGCGGTTTGAAGCGGCGGCGCTTCCGGAAGGCGTAATCAGGTTCACCGTGATGGTGGCGTTGCTCGCGGAGGTGTTGGTCACCGTGAACTTGTCGATGATGCACTTGCAAGAGATGGCTGTGTACTGCGAGGTCTGCGACGACTCAGCCTGCTTGGGCGGGATGATGTTTTTGACGGTTACAGCCATGTCAGGAGATGTTGTTGGTCACGCTAAGGATTGCGGATGGTATTCCGGGCACCGGTGGGGCTGCGGCCAAAGCTTGGATAGTAATGTCCACCGTGTCAACGGCCCACATCAACTCCAAGTAATCTCCCGCAGTCATCTTATACACGAAGTTCCACGCTGCAACAGTTTCCGCATTGTTTCCTTGCAACCTGATTTGCGTTGCCGAGTTAGTTTGATCCACGCCGTTGATTCGCGCCCACAGGTGAAAGAGTCCAACGCCGCCTGAAACCTTGTCGAGCTGTATTGAGAACTGGAAGTTGTACACCCCCTCAGAGTCAACGTAAATGCGGCTTGCAGGCGTTCCGATGCGCACGCCGAAGCTAAGGTCGGTCGAGTTGAACGTGACGCCGTAGGCCGTGTTTATGGCCGCTGCGGTTTGTGCTGTGGTGTCGTAGAAAGTGCCGTAGCGCGGCGCTTTGTGTGGGACTACCGGCGGAGCAAGTGCGAGAAGAGCAACTTGCTGAGAAAGCTGCGTGAGCGAATCGATTGCTTGCTGCGAAGCAGCTTGCGAGTTGTAGGAGTCAACGGAACCGTCAACGACTCCAGTGGGGACGTAGTTGAAGAGTTCTTCAAAGGCCCGGATGAGGCGCTGGTCGGGCAAGAACTTGGCAAGGTCATTCCGTGTTGGCTTGATGTAGTTCGCCATTTACCACGCAAGCGGCTCAAGCCGCGCCTCCAAGCGGGCAAGAGATAGCTGCGCATCGCTTGTCCCGCGAAAGCGATACGTTCTCCAGTCTGCCATGCGCCCATTGCGCATCCATGTAAGACGCTTATTGCGTTCCCCGGTCTTGCCTGCACTGATACCGCGCTCTTGCGAGTAGGTGATGCCGTCTGCCGAATAGCTCGCGAAGATGGTTGGGTTCACGCCAAGGGCCATGCGACCCGTGAGCGCAACAAGCTCAAGCTCATGGAAGATGGCGCCCTTGCCCTCGTTGTAGAAGATTTGGGTCTCAAACTGCCAACCGACACGCTCATCCCAGAGCGTTGAAACGTCCTGCACCGCGTAGCCGAGGTTGCCCGCAGAAGTGTCCCCGCAAATCCACTTGCCATATGCCAAGATGAAGTTGCGCGCACGATATGGCGTGTCAACGTACAAGCCGTCCGCAAGCGTGAACCAGATGGCTTGCTGGGCGATTTGAGAGCTCGCGCCGTCGTAGACTAGCGTGTGGTCTGGAAGATGGATGTAGAGGTGGTTAAGTCCGTTGTAGAGGCGTGTTTCACAGATAGTGTTAGCCAGAGCAGCTTCACTGTAAGTTGCCAGAATCTGGTCAATCTCGCGTGTAGCGATTTTGACGGTGTTAGCCCCTGACGCCAACCACACCGAGATCGCCTCGTTTCGCCCGCCTCCGACGAAAGCAACTGAATCCAAATAGATGCAGCAGGAGTACGTTCCCACTCCGCCTCGTTGCACTTGGGCTCCCTCGATTCGAGCGAACGGGAAGGTGTCGATAGTCCCACCAACGTTGTTGAAGAGCTCGATGGTATGTCGGTTAATCGCATAGACCTCGTTCCGAAACTTCTGGATGGAGATGATCGGGTCGGGGTCAGCTTCGGAGGTTGCTTTGGCCTGAACCGTCAAAGGGTCTGTGAGGCTTGTCGTGCCAAGCAGTGAGCCGTCGGTCACGAAGAAGTATCCATCCACCCAGCAGAAGTCCGTGAACGGCCCCATGCCGTAGGTGTTCGTGAGTGTTGTGAGCGTTGAGCCATCCCAGTAGTACAGCACCCCGCTTGATAGGATAGCGAGCAGTGTCTCCGAGTAGTCAAACGTGACTTGTCCCGTGCCGCCAACGTCGCCAAGAACCACTACGTTACCCAGCGAACTAACCGAGACGAGCTTTGTGCCCATCACGCGGTAGAGCGTGCCTTGCCACTCGATGCCGCCGCGGTCGATGCCGGGGCCGATTGCGAAGTGCTTGATGCCGTCAGCGGGCCGAAGATAACCGTCGCTCAGGCCCGAAGGCTGGATGACGGGAATCATGTTGCGCGGATAGCTGCGACGAAAGTCGCCAGCTTGGTCCGTGTAGATGCCGCTGAGAAGTGGGACTTGCATTACTTCTTCTTGGCGGTCTTCGCGGATGCTTTGAACGCAGCGGCAGTCGGCGCCCCCTTAGAGCCGGGCTTGCGCATCCGCTCTTTGCTGCCTGCTTCGATGCGCTCGCGCTTGGCGTGGATGTTGGCGTAGAGTCCCTTTTTCATTTGCAGTTCCAGCGTTTGAGGCTTGCGGCTTTGCGTGTGGGGTTGCCCTTCTCGTCCTTCATGGGCCCCGGCATCCCGCTCATGCGAGCGCAGAACGATTTCCGACGCGCAGCGTCTTTTTCGGTCTTTGGGTTGGGTGCCGGCGCCTTAAGGTTGCTACCAGTCTCGCGGTTGTACTTGGCGCGGCCCTTGGCAGTGAGTCCTGCTCCCTGAGATACAGGGAGCTTCTCACCGCGACTGACCGATAGGTTGACTTGCTTCTTAGGCATCTTCAGGAGGAGGTGCAAAGCTGCCGTCAGGTTGCTCGATCCAGCCGATATTGCAAGGCACGTCCGTTACGTTTACCAGACTAGTGCCAGCAGGAGGCGTAAATGGAGTAACCCCGTCCCAGCGGATGAGGTTCAACACGACTTTTGTGAGGTCGTCTACAATAGCGTATCTCATATTAGAAGTAAGTTGTTACAACAACAATGCCGTCTACTCCGTTGCCGCCAGCGCCTGAATTGCCAACGGAATCAAGCCCTGCTCCTCCACCTCCACCTGCTCCACCATAAGTCCCACCGTTTCCGCCGTTTCCTGCATTGCCAGTTACACTGGATCCGCCACCTCCGCCTGCGCTGCCAGCAGCAGGAAAGTTTGCGGTAACATTCGGCGCAGATCCACCGTTGCCCCCAATTGCTCCTCCATTTGCAGTTCCACCACTAAACCAAGTTCCAAGACAAGTTCCTCCCGCGCTCCCTGTAAATCCAACCGTTGCAGCAGCAGGGAGCCCTCCTCCTGCGCCTCCTCCTGCGCCTGAAATATTTACATTTGATCCACCAGTAAGTGTTCCTGCCCCTGCGCCGCCCGCTGATCCGTTACCCCCTTGAAACATGGCGCGGGCACTTGAACCTGCCCCAGCAGGTCCACTTGCGGTTGTTGCAATCCCAGCGCCTCCTCCTCCCGTCACTTGTATCCAAGTGCCAAACGAAGAGTTTCCGCCTGCCCCTCCAGCGTTCCCGTTTGTGCTGTTGGCCGTTACAGATGCGCCACCAGTGCCTCCAACACCAACAGTAACAGTTTCAGTTGCACCAAGTAATGTGGCTGAAATGTTGCGGGCGGAATACGATCCACCGCCACCTCCTCCTCCGCCTGATGCTTGAGAGCCAACGCCAGCTTTTCGTCCAGACCCGCCTCCGCCTCCGGCAGAGATAACAACAACGTCCACTGCAACAGCCCCAGCAGGCTTTGTCCACGTCCCAGTGGAAGTGAACACCTGCACGTTGGTCGGGGTTGCGCTGCCGCCAGAAGATGCAATGGTGATAGCTCCATCTCCGTTCGTGATGGTGACATTGCTACCTGCCGTCAGCGTTGCCTTTGTAAGCCCACCTGCGGTGTTGCCGATGAGAAGCTGCCCATTGGAGTAGGTGGTTTCTCCTGTGCCGCCGTTGGCTTCCAAGACCGTTCCGGTCACGTTCGATGCTGTACCGGTGGTGTTCTGGTTCAGCGTTGGAACGTCAGCGGCTTGGATTGCGCTCATCACCACGTCGGTGCCATTCCCACGAAGGTACTGGCCGGAAGTCGTTGCGCCCGCGAGATTGTCCATCGCAGCCTGCCGAGTGAGAGACTGCATGAAGGAGTCGATGTCTGATGAAACTGTGATGTCAGCCATATGCTTTAGGGTCTAATGTACCGGTCAACGCCACCGGGTGGTCGGCGATAGTAGTTCGTTCCGCCACCGGGGCGGAGGTAGTAAGACGCGGCGGGCGGCGGCCCCGGAGGGGTCACCGTCGGGCCCGCAGGCGTCTTGGAGCGCCGTCTGGATAGATATCGAATCACAGCCCAGCGCCGCAGATGAAGTTCACTGTCGTGCCAGATGGCGAGATGAGCGCGATCTTGTCGTCATCTTGGAACTTGCCAAGGGAGACTTGGCTGTTTGGCATGACGATGTAATCAGCGGTCGTTGCTGTCACTGTCCCCTGCCCGATACGCACGAACACGGGGTTAGTGGATCCGGTGTTGGTCACGCAGATACTGCGCGTGCCGGTGCGGATGGTGTACTGTGCGGACGTGCCAGTTGCTGACTGGGATTGTCCGCTGCCGTATGAGGGATTGAATGGGAGTGTCATATTAGCCTACGCGATACCATTTTTGCAGAACCGGCTCAAACCGGAGCGTGAAAGAACCGCCTGAAGCAAGTGATGTTGGAATGTTGCTTCCAACTGCTCCATTGAGGTTCACCGTCAGCGAAGTAATTGTTGCGGTCGAGTTCACCAGAATCTCTTGGTTTGCTACGCACCCAGAAACCTGCGGAAGCAAGATGGTCAGCGTTGCAAGAGTTGATACTGGCGTGAGTACAAGCCACACGCTGTTGTTTGTGCCGCTGATTGCGACCGTTGACGCGCTGATTGGGGAGGAGTACTGGATGACTTTGCCATCTCCCAAAGTCGTGTTCTCTTGGATGAAGTCAGCGACCACTGCGGCAGTGCAGTTGTAGTCCAGACCGTTCTGGTTGACGGCGAACAACGTGGAGTTGTTGATGCTGTCGACGTTATCGAGATTTTGGATAGCCATGTTAGCGGAACTGAAGTTGACCGTTTGGTTCCTGCTCGATGGGAGCGATGGATGGCGCCGGCAGGAACGGCCAATCCACGTCTTTGTTGCCAGCTCCCGAGGGCATCGCCGAAGGATACTGCTGTTGCAGGACATTCGCGCTCTGCATAAGGAGCGTTTGGTAGCCTGAAATCGCCCCCAACTTGGTGTCCAAAGACGGCGCTTTGCCGTACTGAGGGGCAATCCGCATCGCCAGATTCAGGATGATGGCCTCGTTGGCGGTGATAGGAACGTTCGTCTCAGTGTCCAGATCACTGTTCTCAGGCGAGTTCGTCAGCGGGTAGCTAATCTGGATGGCTTTCGCGTACCACTGGGCGACCATAGCATCCAACCGGCGCACCGCGGACTGAAGTTCGTCGGGCGTCAAGTCGAACACATACGACGCCAGCCCCAACTCCTCGAAAGCGGCCTCAACGAACTGGCGTTTTGTGTATCCCATGCGTTATTTGCGCCGACGGCGCGGTTTCTCGTCTTCTTCTTCGTCCTCAGAAACAAGTTCAGGAGCCTCAGGAGCGGCCACAGCCTCAACTTCTGGCTCAGTCACCACAATCTTGACCTTGGGCTCGTTCTTGAGCCTCTCAGCGGCCTCCAAAGCGGCGTTGCAAGCGTCTACCGCTGCTTCAACCGAGGTGTGCCAGCCGTATTGGATAGCTTCATCGAGTTCCTCTTGGGATTCGACGCCACAATAGTCGTACGTCCCACCTCTTGCCTGATTCCGCCCGGGTGAGCGGTACACCATGCTTGGAAATTCCATTACTTCTTGAGTTTGCCGACGGGTTTTCCAGCTGCTTGCTTGGCTTTGCGGGCAGTCGAGAGCGCGATTGCCACCGCTTGCTTCTGCGGCTTACCGGACTTCATCTCCTTGCTGATGTTGGAGGAGATTGTCTTCTGTGAATAACCCTTCTTGAGCGGCATAAGTCTTTGGTTTCAGTAAAGTTAAGGGGATGGCCCCGAAGGGCCACCCCCCGTTAGCGGGAACTATACCTGATTGAACAGGATGATTCCACTCATTTCGGGTTGCTTGTTCACAACCCCGTAGAACGTGTCCACACGATACTTGGTCGTGAGGGTGTTCTGGTCGAAACGCTTCGTCATGACGAGCTCCAACCCTTGGTCGGTCGAGCCGCGCATGACTGCAACGCCAGCGTTGTCAGGCAGCGAGTAGCGACCGGGGAGGATTTCAATCGCGTCCTTGTGCCAGAAGCAGTTCACAGGAGCTGCTGCCGTGTTGAGGAGCGTGATTGACGCGTTGGTTGCCTTCGTGTTCGCAACGCAGTTTTGGTTCTGCGCGGAAGCTGCGTTAGCAACTTGGTTCGTGATGAGCGGCGGGCTGATGACGATTGCTTGGTTGCCAGCAGCAGGCGCACTCACCGAGATGACACGGAAGGTCTTAAGCTGACCGGTGTCGCCTTTGGTGATGTGGTGCACTGCGTTGATGCCAGCGATCGTGAACGCGTCGCCTGCGGCCAAAGCCCCAGCGGAAACTGCCACAGTCAGGGACTGGAAGCGGTTGTCCACGTTGAGACGCTCTGCCGTTGTTGGCGAGGTCGAGATGGCTTTGGGGATGTAGTAGTTCGCGCCAGCGTCCGTCGTGTTGATAGTCGCTGTAGCAGACCCGGCACCCAAGCGGACCGCGTAGTCGAGCTTGTAGATGTCGAAGGACGCCACCATTCCAACATACGCACGCTCATACGCCTTGTCGGACTTCTGGTTCCCGAAGGAGCGCGAAGCCTTGGCGAGGTCGTTAGCAAGACCGTTGTAGTCCCGCGTGTTGAGCGCGAGGTAGCGGTCGCCATCCATGATGCCTTGCTCGTTGAAGATGGCCTCGCACTGGGCGACGTCATCGAAACCGCTTGAAGCACCTGCCGCGGTCGTGCGCTTAACCACCAGCGTGCCCTGATTGGCAGCGATGTTCAGCACCGACACGTTGATGTCAGAAGCGAGTTTCTGCTTGGCGGAGTTGCCAAGGCGTTGCTCTTGCAGAGCGTCACGAAGCTCTTGAGCGTTGAGCTCGAAAGCGACCGTGCGCGTCTGGTTGATGCTGGCGGGAACTGCCAGCTGGGTGTAGGAGGCGTAGCCACCACCAGGGAGTAATGAGATGTCCGTGCCAACCCCTGCATTCGACAACGAGGTCGCAATGTAGGGCTGCGGACGCCAGATGACGTTGTTGGTGCGCTCCATCATCGTCTGATCCGTGTTGTAGATCGAGACGTTACGGGACAGCACGAGAGCGTCGTTAAACCCCTCAAGGAGGTTCTCAAACGCTACGCGCTCTTCTTTATTGAACGAGTTAGCCATAGGTTACTTTTTTGACTGCAATTGACGTTTGTAGGCCAGAACTTGGGTGTAGTCACCGGTGCGCTCGGCCTTTGCGCGTAGGTTGTCCAACACTTCGTCGGATCCTCCGGTTGACCTTGCCCCGCCGGACGGTGGGGTCTTCTCTGGAGGAGGAGCAGTTTTCTTTGTCACCTTGAGTTGCGTTTCGAGCTTTGCGACCGCGAATGCGAATCTTACCGGGTCTTTTATCTCAGCAAGTTCTTTCGCCTTTTTCGGGTTCTTGCCCAGCGCGTACACCAATAGCGCAGAGTTCTCTGAACCTTGCAACAGGATACCCTGCTGCGTGGTGTTGAGCACCTCTTGCACCGAGGCTTCGGCATCTTCGTAGTCTTGAACCTTCAGCTCAGTCTTGGACTTCGCGTAGTTCTCAAGCTTCTTGTGCCACTCAGCCTGTTGGGCTTTCTGCTCTTCCTCGGCCTTGGACTGGATTTCAGCGGCTTTTCGTTTCCGATCAAACCACTCAGCCAGCTTGGCCTCGTACTTCTCCGTGTCGTAATCAGCGCCTTCCAGTGTCGGCTTTGGCCCAGGGTCAACCGGATTGTTCTCAGTTGCCGATATTGCCTTCAGCTTCTCCTCTAGCTCCCGATTCTTGCGGTGCAGTTCCCGATTGGTTTTACGCACTTCACGCACCCATTCAGGTGCCTTCTCTGCGTCCTCTTTCTGGGTTGGCGAATCCCCGATGCTGACATCAATCTCTTCCGAGGCTTCCGTTTTACCGCTCTCAGCTGGCTCTGCTTCCACCGTCTTACCGGTGTCTTCAGCCACAGCCTCAGTTGCGGGAACTTCGTCCTCATCCAAGGTCACGTCAGCATCTACTGCCGTGTTTGTGTTCTCCATTTTTTCTTAGTTAGTGGATCTGTCCACTAAAATGTTGCAGGCGGCGCTACAAGTTTCTGCACGTCCTTCTCAATCTTCTCAGCCAACTGCATCGCCTTGTCCTGATCAATCTGGCCGGCCTTCGCAATCGTTTCCTCAGTCTTAGCCCGCGTCTCTTCTGCCTTGGCCATGACAAGCACCGTGTCAGCTTGTGCCTTTTGCGCGAGCGCATTTGCCCTTTGCGCCTCCGCAGCGAAGTACTGCGTCTGTGCGTCCGGCTGGGCGTTCTGCTGCTCTGCAAGGAGCTCCTGGGCCTCTTGCTCAGTGGGTTTAACTGCCCCCATGCGAAGCAGCTTCTTGCGGAAGTAGTTGCGCACGTCCCCAAGCCCTTCGCCTTCCATGTTCATCATCGCCATCGACGAGAGCACATTCATCGTCTCTGGGTCTTGCGTCACCGCCATCATTGAGAGCAGCGCCTGCACCGTCGCCTGACGCTTGGTCGTTGACGATGGCCCCACGTCTACCGCGACATCGAACTGGGCTTCCGAGAGGTCGTTCTCGTACTCAAGCTCGCCTGACTCAGGGTCAATCACCGGTGTCATGAGCTCAACTTCGTCTTGTTCGCCGTTGGCGGTAACAACCTTCATCTTGCGCTTATCTTCCACGAACACGTCTTTGGCCATGGATAACCAAATCTCGCCCACGCGCTTAATCGCCTTGGCCATGTTCGAGACGTAGATGTACGACTGCATGTCCAGGCGCTGCATCACCAAGTCCACCGCCTTTGAGGTAACGTGCGAGACCATCTTGTCCCCGTTGCCTTGGCTGCCCAAGAGCTGCTGCATATCAAGGTCTGTCACCCCCAAAAGCGCCGCCATCGCCGGTGGGACCTGCGGGGATTTCGTGTACGCCACAGGAGGCGCCGGTTGCACCGCGCCGTTCGCGTCCGTTATCCCGTTCACCAGCAGGTACGGATAGTTCCTGAGGTTGTCTTCCGCCCACATCACCTGATGCCCCGCCACCTGCTCAGGCATGAAAATAGGCTTCTCCATCGACGAGAGCGCCGAAATCTCTGCGAGCTTGGAGAGCTGCATGTTCTTTAGGCGCTGCATGTCTTTCGCCAGCCGAACGTGTCCCATGCACCGCTCCACGTTGTCCACAAACCAGCGCTTGCCGTACACCGGCACAATCGGGATGCACTGCCCCGCAATGTAACCGCAGTCCTCAAGCACCTTGCCACCCGACATAATCCACTTGTGCACCTTCTTCTGCTTAATCTTCTTGCGCTTAACTTCCTTGTACCCAAGCGCCGTCAACTCCTCCAGCTTCCCCTCCTTAAGCACCGACAAAAGCTCCTTCTCCTCATCCCCCGTAATCCCCTCAAACGTCACCATGTAGTCCGTCTTCTCCTCCACACGGTAGTACTCCGCCACATACACCACATCCGGCGTCTGCCAGTCGAACTGGGTGCGCGTAATCTCCTTCGGCCATGTCGCCGGATCGTCCCCCCACTCCGCCTCGTAGTCCTCCTTGGTCATCGCCGTAATCACAAAGCACCGCTTCGCGTCCGCTTTGTCTTGCCGCTTCGCGTTCAAGTCGAAGTACACCGATGAGTCCGCATCGTAAATGGGCTCAATGCAAATCTTCTGCTCGTCCGATTCCCCGTCGTACTCGTCCTCGTACTCGTTGCGCAAACGCAACGCCCCAAACCCGCCCGTCACCGCCTCCTCAAACGCGTTGTCGTACGCTTCTTCAGCGCTCGAATCAACTTCCGTCGCCCGAAACAGACCGTTGCACGTCTCAGCCAATCTCTCGTACTCCTTCTCGCGGGGTACATACTCCACCGTGATACGGTTCGAGCGGTAGTCGTTGATAATCCGCATCACCGCCAGCTGCGTCTTGTTCACTTCAAACCGTGGCCGATTCTCGTACTGCTCAGAAAGCGGCCCCTCCCATTGTGCGCCCGGAATAGAACAAAACCGGCGGTCTTGCAGGCACTGCAAACGCTCGTTGCGGAGCACCTCTTGGATACGGTCAAACTCGGCAGTAGCCTCCGAATGCACTTTCACCGGGTCGTTCTTCAT